AAATGGGTTTCCAAATTCAGGAGATCCAAGAGTAATACCTGGAAGATTTACCTGTTGACAAAAATATGTCATTTTAGGTAGTTTAGAAATGGAGAACATAAACCCATTCGGAGAGAGTGGATTTATGTTTGCTGGGATAGGACAAGTGATAGTATTATTAGCCATAACATTATTTATCCAAATAAAAAAGAGGGATCCGAAGATCCCTCTTGAAAGTACCGCTTCTTATCGTCGGCTTAATCATAACCAAGCCGAACAGAAAAGATTACATCAAGTTAGTAACCTTAACACGACGATAGTAGTAGTTCTCGTTAGCAGTCAAACCACCAGTACCATCCAATGAAACGAATGGGTTAGCAACTAGACCATAACGAGTCTTGAAGCCAATCTTTGGTTGGAAAGTTGCTGGATCAACTGCACGAACCAACTGTAGTGGAACATATGGGCAGTAGAACAAGCCAGCGTCAAAAGCAGAAGCGCCTTTGTAGCCAACAACGAAGAACTGAGTAGCAGATACATTAGAAGTATATGGATCAACATATACTTTGTACTTACCATTCAATACACCAGCGAAAGTAGTCGATGTGTCATCGATGTTCAATGCGCTGTTACCTTGTAGAGCAGGAGTGTAGTCAAGAACACCAGCCATCGCTAATGCAGATGCAACATCTGCAGAAGTGATGATGAAGTTACCACGACCACGACGAGTTTGCTGACCAATCGCATTTGCTTCACGCTCGATTTGGAACATCAAACCTTTGAACTTCTCAACAGACCAACGACCATTTGAATCAACATCAAGGTCGAAAGTACCAGCAGTAGCTGTACCAACTGCAGCACCAGCTTTAGCAGTAGTGTAGATAGTACGGATAACTTCACGGTTGATTTCAGCAAGGATCTCAGTAGAGAGAATGTTGCTCAATTCACCTTCAGCGTCAAGACCATGAACAGACTTCATGTCTTGTGCTAGTTCGATTGAGTATTCTGCCTTCAAAGCACGAGTCTTTGCAGTAACAGAAGTCTTCTCGATTGAGAAAGCCATTTGACCGAAAGCAGTTGCACCGCCTAGATCTTCAGCTGTGTTAGTAGCAATACCGCTACCAGTAGTATCAGCGCCAGCAAAAGCCATTGCGCCAGAGTGAGTGCCAGTACCAGAGAAATCAGTATCTGCTTCGTTGAACAACGCTTCAGTACCACCTTGAGTGCTATAACGGCTCTTCATTGCGAAGATCAAGCCAGTTGGCTGAGTCATTGGCTGAACGCCAGCAACATCATAAGCAATCATCTGTGGCATTGCACGACGAACTAGGGAGATAAGAACTGGATCGAACTTAGCGAAACCACCAGTATCTGGGTAAGTGCCAACAGCGTTAGCTGGAGCAGCTTCGTTCAACTCGCCCATTGCGTCATGACCACGACGGATCTCACGCTCTTGGTTCTCTAAAAGAACAGCAGTAACTTCTTTAATGTACTTGTTCTTGATAGGAGCAGTACCCTCAGCTTCGAGGATAGGACTCCACTTTTTGATCAAATCTTGACGATTTTGTTGCATTTTAATTTCCTTTTATTTATTGTTGAGTGCTGATAGATAAGCTGACATTAATGGGTCAAGTTTTGGCTTAACTTCTTCTGTCAAATTCTCTACTGGAGCATCAGATACTACTGAACTAACAGCAGTAGCTTTGGTTGTGAAATAATTTTCACGGATAGTCTTAACTTTTGTTTCGTAAGAAGCAGCATCTTCGTAAGTTAATTCTTCAACCAATGCATTAAACTTTTCAGTCTCAGTATCAGTCAAACCTTCACTTACTGTCTTAACGATTTCAAGACGCTTTGCTTCTGCAAGAGACTTGCTTAGCTCAATATTTGTAGCTACTTGCTCGTTAAGTTTTGCTTCAAGATCTTCTAATCTTTGTTCCATTTCACCAAGAACATCGAAACGCTCTTCTGGAACATCAATATAGTGCTCTTCAAACAAACTCTTCATACCAGTCACGAAACTCTCAAGAATCTCAGACTTCATTCCACGCTCTAGGGCAATTTCATTATTAGCAATCCACTGCTCGGCAATATAGCCAAGATATCCATCAACTTGTTCAACAATTCCCTCTACATTCTTTTCAACTTGCTCAGCAAGTTTACTTTCGAATTCTTCTTCTAATCGTGCTACTTCATCTTTAACACGATTCATAACTGCAGCTTCAAAAATGGTAGTTGCTTTAGCACGGAACTCTTCAGAGAGTTCTTCACCATTCATAAGTGCATCAATATCTTCTTTAACGCTCTTCATAGGTTCAGCAGCTGCTGCGCCTTTAGTTGCTGCGTTTTCTTTCTTAGAAGTGCCACCTTCTGCTTCCTTCTCATCAACAACAGCGTTTCTTGCATTGTCTGGATTAGGTGTGTTTGCAGCTGGTTTAATTTCTTCTTCAGCAACAATCTCCTCAGACTCTACTTGCTCAGCAAGTTTTGCCTTTTTAGATTCTGCTAGAAGTTCCGCAATTTTTTGTTCGATTGACATCGTTTTTTCTCCTGTAACTGGATAGTTCTATTAAATTATTTATAATTTAGCTGATTTTACTCAGAAAATTTTTGAAAGCAATAATCTTCGCTTCCTCTAAATTACGAGAAGAAGTCTTTCGGATTTCTCGTTTAACTTCCTCTATATGTTTTTCCACAAACTTTCCATCAACAAAAACCCACTCTTTTGACTCCATGATACCACGCACGAATGCGTCAGGAGCAGAAGGGTCGGCAACGATGTCAGCTGCAGTAGACAGCATAAAATCGTCTTGAACAATTTGCACACCATCAGAATTTTCTTTTAGTGAACCTAATGCTCTACTTGATACACCAAGGTTTGCTCCGCCATCCAAAAGACCACGAGCAATTTGACCCATTGGGGTTTCAAGAATCTTTGCCTTACCAATATAATTTGTGCCCTCTTTACGAAGATCTACAATCAAATGAGAGACACGATCTAAATTAATAGAAGGTGTATCTGGATGACCGAGTTCACCATATGCACGATTTTTCTCAACATACTCTTTCATGTAACGACCGACTTCTTTGTCCATTACGGACTCAGGATACATACGACCATTACGATTTTTTAATTCTGATTGAAGGAACACACCTTCAATAAAATATTCTTTACCTTTACCTAATTTATTTTCAGTGATTAGGTTAACTGATTCGGTTACTTCTCTAATGAGTCTCATTTAATTAGCTCCCTACAGTAGTTTGATTATCATATGCACCAAATACTGCAGTTTCTACTTTGGTAGCATAACCACCAACTTTTCTTAGAACTAAGTAGCATTGTGCCTCTGCGCCAGCAATAGTAACGACAATGTCGCTAGTATTTTCAACAGTATCTACAAAACCATTACCAGCAGCAAACTCCATATAATCAGCTCCACCACCTGGTAGTGTTAATACATTAACTGAGTTTCTAGTAATAGTTACTGTAGCTGCAGATAAACCAACCCATTGGACACCTGCGATATTAACTGTTTGAGTAGCACCATCAAGGGCTTGTGTTGATGCTAGAAGATCAGTCTGTAGATCAATAGTTGTTGATGCTGCAGTACCAGCAATCTTAACGACTGTTTCGTTATTTGTATTTTTAAGAATCGTCTTAGTGACTGCCATCTTTATTCCTCTATTTGTTCAAGCACATGAAAGAAATTTTCTTTTGACTCTCTCATATACTCGATAATATCTGTTTGATTTGCCAATAATGTATTTAGGCGATCTTGCGTAACTTCATTAATTGCAACAATAGAGTTATCTGCAAGAACATAATGCAGTTTATTCTCAACAATACGATCTAGTTTATTCAACGATCTAATTTTATGAACAACTGGGTCTACACTAAACATGTTGGAAGAAGCAAGTTGTAGGTATGTTTCGATTAACTTATCAGTAACTTTAATATCGTGATACTCTTTAATAATAGTAGCAATAGTATTGTATGATAATTCTTCGTATAATTCTTTTGAAACTTCTTCTTCTAATTGATGTGAAATGTAATCGTCTTTAATATATTTTCTTGCTTCTTCCAAACTCTTAAATTCTGTCTCAACACCATTTATGAAAACCTTATCATCGTCAGTTCTTTCAATTAACTGACGATAAGATCTAGTGCTTTCAACAACATTAGATCTTTTAATAGATTTTACAAACTCCGTATAGTACATTATTCTTCTTCTGTTGTTTCAGTTGGTTCTTCTTGCGCCTTAAACATATTTTGTGCAACATTTGCACGCATATCTTCTAATTTGCCTGATAACTTTTCTGCCATTGCAGCACCGAATAACGATTCTGTTTCAGTCGCACTACCTGCACGAATAGCATTAATTAAATTCATTGTTGTCTCACTCATTGTTTATCTCCAGTTGTTGGTGCTTCTAATGCTTGTGGAGCATTCTGTTGTAAGTAGTTCTGTTGTGCTGCTTGTGTAGCACCAGCGACTGTACCATCATGCTCCGCTTTATCAATATAATCTTGTTGCTCGTCGGCGATTTCCCTAGAAATCAATTCTATATCTACATCTTGTAGACGAAGAATGTTTTTCTTAGCCCATGTTGCCGAATAATATTTACCAATGTATGGTTCTGCTAATTGCAGCATATTTAATCTTTGTGTCAAAATTTCAGCTTGCATTAACTCAGAATAATGATTGTCTTCAAGATAATCATATTTAATGAACGGTAGAATATCTTCCCATTCATCTGGTCTAATAATTCCCTTTGCTATTAACTGAACTCTCAGAGCATTGGAGAATAATACTGAAAACTTTTTACGAAGTCTTACAATAAATTTGTTAAACTTAACTTCATCACGAGAGATTTCTGTAGAACGACCGATGCTAAATCCTTGTTGCTGCTGCAAACGACTAATCGGAACATTCAATGCATGATAAAGTTTTTGTTGGAAATACTCGATGTCTTGAATCTCACCAAGATTTTGTCCACCTGGAAGTGTAGTAATTTCAGTTCCCTTACCACCCTCACGACGAGGCATCCAGAAGTCTTCCATCATTGACAAATGACGACGATCATCACGAGTTTCACCAGTTGTAGCATCATAAACAATTTTGTTACGGAACTTATTCATAATGTCCGTTACATACTGCTCTGCTTTCAACTTAGGTAAATTA